TTCCATTCCTCAGGCATAGCACGAGCAAATGGAGTCACTTCTGTAATCTTACCTTTGGGAAACAAATAGTATGCATCAACAAGAGTTTTATAACAGGAGTGAGTTTTATTATACCTCAGGCAGTATTCATCAGACAAGTTTAGTCCCCACTTGATTAACCAGTAGGCATTATGGATATTCTCTAGTGCCCACTTGGTACAAGGGTGATTGCGAAATGCTCCTTTCTCGGTCTTGTAGGGTGTTCCGTCTGCCTTAGGGAGAGTGCCATACCCGTGTCCCCACTTGTCTGAGGCAACGATAGAGAGCATCTGACAGCACTCTAAGGGCATTTTAACGATGTGTTTGTCGGGGAGACAAATGGCACTCTCAGCGGGCCAAGGAGAAGTCACAAAGATGTTCATCAACCAAATGTAGAATCAGGCTCCAGAGCAATATGATAGCACAGGTCGTGGTTCTTACTTGTGAATCGTGACAAAAGTTTTTGCGACACAACTACTTCATAAGTACCAGGAAGAATTTTGATATTCTCCACTTTGAAGTTAAATACAAACTCGGAGTTTGTTTCACCAACAACGATAGAAAAATCGTTAGATGTGTCATTCTTCTTATCACGAACAACAAGTTTCACAACACCTGCTTCACCCATAGCAGAAATATCAGGAAGTTGATAAATAGCTGCTGCTTTCAGAAGTTTGTCTAGTTGTTCTGTGCTCAGTTCAAAGCAAACATCTTCACTCGGAAGAACAATATCCTTCTCGGGAGGAGTGATGATTACATTTGGGTCTGCAAAGAAGTACTTAGAACGCATCTTACCTTCACGGATAACAACATATCCGTCATTATCAAAATCCAGTTCAGGACTTTGATGAAGACCAAGACCATTCAAAAACTGGTTAAGGTCATAGATACCAAAATCCTTCGGCAGTTCTTCAGTAATGGTTGCTTCTGCAAGAATATTCTTCATCACACTAATTGTGCGAAGTTTGTTTCCTTCACGGAAAAGAATAGATTGGTTAATCGAAGAAAAGTTCTTGAGTACCGAAAGAGTTTTATCAGAAAGTTTCATAATCAATAAGGAAAGTCAGAAGTAGTGTTTTTGTGAAGACCAGCAAAGTGGTACAGAAGAATACAATAATGGATTGCTTTCAGAATGTCCATCTTTGATTTACCATTCTTCTTACCAAAGCGAGAGAGATACTTGATAGCATTAGAGCGAGTAAATGCTTCTGCATCACCAATACTCTCAATCAAATCAAGAGTTTGAGTTTTAGATTGCTCAGATGTATAGTGAGAATGGTAGGTGCTAGAAAGATATTGTTCCACCTCCTCCAAAGTTTTATCTTCATTATATTTCCAGAATCCGTTCTTGTTTTTATCTTCAGGCATTTTAATAGTAAATGTTGATGGTGGATTAAATGAAATATGATCTTCTCCAAGACCACCAGGAAGTCTAGATCCTGTGAAAGAAATGGTATCTAGGGAATAGTAAGGATTTCCAGTCAAACTAATTCCATCATAATCCCAGAAATCTTGATTTAAGGATATGGTGTCTGCTGCGCCAACTGCAGAAAATCCTTCTGGTAACATACTTTCATAAGTACTCTCAAAGTTTTCGGACATTTTGTTTCATAGTAAAGGACAAAAAGGGGAGGCACATTAACCTCCCCATATTCTATCAGAAAGGAGTAGGTTGGTCAATATTGGGATTATAGTCAACCTGCTCAGTAGGCATCTGGAAATCAGCATCAATTTTGTCGTAAAGTTCCAGGAAGGACTGCTTGGTTTCGTCATCAAAACGGTTCACACACACTTGAATTGCTTTGGCTTTATCTTGGAAGATGCTGTAAGCACGGATGATGTGAACCAGACGGCGGGTGCTGATGATTTCCTCAATACCACCATCATAGAACGTTTTACGGATTACGTCACCCCAATCAACCAACCTCTTGCAGAAGTCGCGGTCTTCCACTCCAAGATCCAGAGCGACGCCTTCCAGGATCTTCTGCTCGGTCGCAGGAGCAGGATAGGATTGCTCAAAGGTCACAGGAAAACGTTCAAGGAATGCTTCATTAAGAACGTTGGTGCCAATAAAGCGACCATCCTCAGAACCCTTACCTTTGGTGTTAGCAGTTGCGATGACATTAAATCCAACAGCAGGTTTCACCCAGCGACCAATCTTCTTAAGAAACACACCCTTACCTTCTAGAATGGATTGAAGGCAGAGAATCTTGTTAGATGCGAGGTCGATCTCATCAAGGAGAAGGATTGCTCCTCGCTCAAGTGCTTCGATGACGGGACCGTTATGCCATGCAGTATTCCCATCAACAAGCCTAAAACCACCAATTAAATCATCTTCATCAGTTTCAATCGTAATATTTACACGAATCAGTTCACGCTTAAGTTGAGCACACGCTTGCTCCACAGAGAACGTTTTACCATTACCCGAAAGACCCGTAATGAACGTCGGATAAAAAAGACGGGACTGAATAATCTTTTTAACATCAGCAAAGTTACCAAACTTGACGAAGGTATCATCTTTTTCAGGAATGAGATTTTGCTCTACAGGAGGAACCACAGAAGGTGCTTGGAAAGTACGTTCGATTTCTTCTACTTTTTGTTGAGTCACTTCAAGATTCCATTTACCACGACTGACTTTGAACTCATCAAGTTTTTTAGTAACGGTTTGATAGTTAGCATCGTTCAGAGTACACCAGGCACGAATATCAGCACCAGTCACACTATTGCCATAGAGGTTCTGGAGAGAAGTGCGGATGTAGTCAGAGGAGAGCGTCATTCGTTTGCTTTGTTTCAACCTAGTTATTATAGACGAAAAAGGGGTCCGCTTTGGACCCCTATGGTCAGTTCGCCAACTGGTTCTTAAGTTCCTTTAGATAATCCCCACTAGCAATATGTCCAGTATATCCAGGATAATATTTATTAACTAATGCAGGAATACCCATAGCAGTTGTGCTGCTATTGCACTTAATCCATACTTCTTTTGTGTCGTATTTTACTACGTGATCAAATGGAAATTTAGTCTTCATATGTAAATGTTTTGTTCTTAACTTTTGTATCAAACTCACCAGTTCTACCTGGTTTCATTTTACCAACTTTAACACGCTTACCCTCTCCAGGCCAAGACTTATTAGTTCCTACCAGTTGAGCATCACCTTTTGGTTTCTTCTGAATCAGAACAGAATCTTGATTATACTTTTTACCAAGTTTAGTGATTGCTTTCTTAAACTTTCTCTTACCCATTTTACCAGAAGAAACTACATGAGATTTCTCACCAACTTTCTTCTCTTGAGATGTTCCTGGGTTTTCAGTATAACGACCAGAAACTTTAGTAGGTCCAGGGAGACCAGCACCTCTAACATCTTTTTCTAGTTGCTTTGAACGTGCTTTATTTTCTTTTTTAGATTTATCACCTCTCTGGGCAGACATAATCGCTATTCCACCCTTTTCAGATTTTGAACGAACTCTATTCAGAGAAGTTTCTTGGATAGAGTAACACTCTACCACAAATTCTTGGAATGTCTTCATGCTACCAAAGAAATAAATTCTCCTAATACTTTTTTATTTAGTTTCTTAGTCTTTAGAGACTTAACAAAAGCAGATTTGATTTGAGATTTGGTAGCATCATCAGCAACTTCAAACTCAGAATCCTGAGAGAGTGCAGTAGCAGACATTCCAAAGTAAGCATCATAACCAGAGTTGGTGATAATAAAACTCTTCACTCTCTTCCAGTCATTCTGGATTTTATCATACTGCTTATCATTATGTGAATGATAAAGTTGAATAAAGCGATTTGCATTACGAGGTTCAAGAACACGAATACCAATAAAGTTTGTAGAAGAAAACTTATCCTTCAGGTTTCTGAGAAGAACATCAGTAAAGTCATTGTAACCATAACCGAACTTATAAGTAGTTCCAATTTTACGGTCACGAAGGAACGTATTTTCTGGGTGAATATATCCAGTTCCAATATAAAGTTCCTTATCCCAACGATGCGGGATTTCTTTGTGATGAACAAGTTGGTTAGCTTCACCATCAGTAAGAACAATACACTGGACTTTTTGGAGTTTATTTTCCTTCTGAAACTTAGGAAGAATCTGATGAAGAGTAACGAGTGCTTCATTCAAAGGAGTACCAGAAAGACACAAACGATTTGAATATGTATAAGGAGAATGATAAATTCTACCAAAACAATAAGCAAGACGCCAAATGTTCAACATTTGGTGTTCAAGAACACTACCAGAAACTTTACTAGTAATGATGTTCATCATAGAAAAGGTTTCATCGACTACCAGAAGTCCATCTTTCTTTTCATAATGGGGTGTACGATCTGCAGCAAGATAGCGATCATTTTCATAATCATACTCGCCGCGTCGCCATTCATTCGTGAAGGCATAGACTTCAAAAGGAATGGAGACTTTCTTACAGAACCACACAAGGTTGAAAAGTTGCTTACAAGTATCAAGCATCACATCAGACATAGAACCACTCCAGTCCAACACAAATACCAGACCGTGATTTTTACCATCAGGAATCACAGAAACTTTCTTAAACAGGTCTTCATTATACTTATAGGTATGAAGACGAGTGGTATCAAGAACGCCTGTACGAGCAGTAGAAGCACGAGCATACTGATCGGCTGCCTTGCGACACTCAAACTCTTTTACCAGATAGTTGACTTCTTTCTGTGCAGATGTCTTGAACTTTTTAAACTCAAGGTCAGTTTCTTTGTATAGATTTACTGGAGGATATCCTTTATCGTTAGCATGTTCATTATGAATCTTCTGCTGGTGAGCAAAAGATTCGTCAATATCTTTATGAACCTCAGAGTTTTTAGCAATCACAGTATCAAGATTTACTTGAGGGATTTCAACATAAGTATTCTCATACCCATCATTTCCAACAAGGTCACGAATCTTATCTTCCAAAGAATCAGCAGTGCGAATCTCAGGTTCATCTTCAGTTTCAGAAGACTTTACTTGAGTCTCTTCACCTTGAGCAGTTCCACCATAAGAATCAGTTTCACCAGGTTTTTCTTGGGAGTTATCACTCTCTCCTTCCTGTTCAGAAGAGGAGTCATTAGTCTCCACAAAATCATTAGCAGGAGACTGAGAATCACCTTGCATTTCGTGAGAATCAAAGTCAGCAACCTTTTGCTGTTGCTCCTTTTCTTTCTTACAATACTTATAAAGTTCTTCAGCAGCAATCAGAGTATCTGCGAAACTTTCACAGGCACCAATCAAATTGACGATCTCTTGCTCCTCAGGTTTGAAATCAAGAGTGATGAAGTTTCCAATCTTATAATAAAGATTAACTCGGTCAGCAAGATTAAAGGACTCCACTTCCTCATCAGCAATCTGGAAGAAGTCTTCGTCATTCAGTTCTTTATATCCATTAAAGAAAGTTTTAGCAAGTCCAGCATACTTGCGCTTCATCAACTTCTCAATACGGGCATCCTCCACCACATTCACAAACTGAGGAGGAACCTTAGCAGTCTCAGTCCAATCCTCATCAGGAGTGAAGAGAGCATGTCCAACTTCATGTCCCACCAAAAGATCATACACAAGACCACTTGCCTTTTCCCACAGAGGCAAAGTTAGTACACGAGTATGAACGTTGAAGCAAGCAGTAGAAACTTTCTTGTGCTCAACAACAAGGTCTTCAGTAGCCAGCAGTTTGGCAAGTTGGGACTTGATTTCGTGACGGACTGCCATTTGATTCGTTTCGTATGAGACCATCATAAAACGAAAGGTCACCTTTCGGGCGACCCATGTGACGCTTTTTGAACTGGGCAAGTCGTGCTTTTGCTTGCCTCAGTGCTTGCGGTTTAAGTTTTCGTTTCTGAGGTTTCCCAGAATTGTGTTTCCAGTTTGGAATGTTCATGATTCTTGAGTGGTTCAGACCACCATACGTGAAAAACCTTTGATTTTTTCAAACTTTATGACACTTTCAAATCTGTCCTCAAGACCAGTCTTATGAGAAATCACAAATATATTAGCATCCTTAATGACATAACGGATAATCTTAAGAAACTCTTCGGTTCCAAATCCATCAAGTGAACTATCAAACACTTCATCCATAATCAGAAGATTTGTATTCACCGAGTTCTTCATTCTTGCAACTTCTCTCCAAGTAAAGAGTAGTGCAAGGTCGATTCTCATTTTTTCCCCTTCACTAAAAGAAGCATAGGAGAAATCTTCATGAATAGGTGACTGGACGGTTTCATTAAACTCCTCATCAAGAGTAAAGTTAATATAGAAGTCCATCATCTGCAAGTAACGATTAACTTGTTGATTGATGAGTGGCAAATACTTCTTGATGATTTTGGATTTTACTCCACCGTCTTTAAGTAAACTATACGAAAAATCGTAGTAACTGATTGTATCTTTTTTAGAAGCGAGTTCGTCGTATGTAGTTTTTAGATTATCTTTGAATGATTCTAGTTTCTCATGTTCAGTATTTCTGTTTGCAAGGTTCTCGGTAAGAACTTGAATTTCTGATTCAAGACTTCGGATCTGTCTCCGTAATCCATTAATCTTAATATTGTTTTGAGAAATGCCATTCGTTAGTTTTGAAATCTCCTTCGTTAAAGAGTTATATTGACGCTCTCGCTCCTCTTCCTCTTTAATTGCCTCCTCCAGTTCTTTATAACCAGATTGCAACTCTTTTGCTTTATTTTGAGCGTCGTTAATTCTATTTATTCTGAAGGACTCATCAATAGACTGAGTACATGTGGGGCATACCGTATTCTCAGTGAAGAACTTGTGTTCTTTAGTAATTGTAGATACTTTTTGAGAAATCTTTCCTTTTAGATTTCCCAACTTACGGAGTTTTTCTGCATATCCAGTAATAGCATCTTGCTCACGAATAAGTGCCCTGAGAGGATCTTCATTAGAAATATTCTCTTCCATATAATCACCAATTTCCTTATCCAAATTGGCAATCTTTTCTTTATTGGCATTTATATTGGCATTACCACGATTCTCAAGTTCTTCTATGAAGCTTTGCTGCATCTTAACTTTGTCAAGAAGAGATTCTTTCTTTAGTTCGAGAACTTTAATCTCTTCCTTTGCTGAACGAATCTTTTCTTTAATGAGAGTATTCATAGAAGAGAATATTTTAATGTCAAGTAAATCTTCAATCACTTCTCTACGATGAGCAGCAGAAAGTTGCATAAAAGGGACAAAAGTGCTACTACCCAGAATCACAATCTGAGTAAATGACTTATAGTTCATCTTAAGAACATTCTGCTCCAACCATTTTTGCTGATCGAGTGCTGCAGCAGATTGATCAAGAGCAGAATCATTTCTCCAGATTTCAAAAATAGCAGGTTTGATTCCCCGAACAACTTTCCATTCAATATTCCCAACAGAAAACTCAACTTCAACTCTACAATCTTTTTCATTTACAGAATTGATAAGTTGGGGTTTATTAATTTTGCGAAATGGTTTTCCGAATAAGGAAAATGTAAGAGCATCTAGAACGGTGGACTTTCCTGCACCATTTGTTCCAATAATTAAGTTTGTCTTATTTTCAGTAAAATCAACTTCTGTGTATTGGTTTCCAGTACTTAAAAAGTTTTTCCAACGAATAGTTTTAAATAAAATCATGTTCAGTATCGGGAGGAATCACAATATCATTCGGGGTAATGATAGTATATCTATAATCATGTATTTCGCATGTTTTAATCATTATATCATCTTCTATTTCTATGACATGCATTTCGGGATAGTCATTTTCCTCTAACATCATAGCATACCTTACGGCATCATCCTCTTCTTCAAACAGATAAAGGATTTTTTCTCCTTCATCATCCATTACAGAGTATGCACCTTCAGTTTCTCTACCATTAATTGTTAGAATAAACATATCAAATTAATTCACATGCTTCTTGGTAAATTTCTTGAATCATTTTTTGAACAATAGATTTATCAAGATTTATTTCTGCCTCCTCAATATATCTATTCAAGATAGAAAGGGTATCCTCAGATTCAAATGCGTCAAAATCTTCTACATCATTAACTGTAAAGTTTTCGACAATCTTAAGTTCAGCAACTCCACAAGAATAAATCTTGTCAACGAACTCTTCAAACTTTTTTATATTTGATTTTTTACGAACAATAATCCGTGTAATCTTATTTTCATACTCACGAGTATCAAAGGTTTGATAGTTTGTATCCTCATAGTAGATATTATAAAACAGTCGAAAAGGATTATTAACAGGTTCGTGAGTTATTGTTTCCGTATCGAAGAGGTGAAATCCTCTCGTATCATTCACATCATTCCAAAACATCTCATAAGGATTTCCTAGATAGAAGACTGTTCCGTTATCCGATCTAGTGTGATAGTGTCCCGAGTAGACACGTTTGAACTTCTCAAATAGTTTGCCCTCCAGACCATGCTCCATGACGACTTGTTTATTAACTCTAAATCCTTGGAGTTCAAGGTGCCCCATCGCACACGGGCAAGTTGTCTTTTCAATAAGTTTAAGAGTATTTGCTTCATTTTCTTGATTGATCCAAGGTATAAAAAGTACTGGAAGTTGTCCCAACGTCACTTCGATTGGTTCTGAATATACTGTCACATTATCATACTCACGCAATAGCAAATCTACTGCGTTTACATTATTAGTATTTTTGTAATATGCAGTATGATTACCAACAATAGTATGAACCTTTACCCCCATTTCTTGGAGGCGATCATAGTAATTATTTTTAGCCCAAGATAGTGCGGAGAAATCAATTCCTTTACGACTATCAAAAGTATCTCCCATATCTACAACAGTAGTAATCCCATGCTCTTCAAGTGTTGGGAAAAATACGTCATTATAGAATTTTAGAAAATAATCATGAAAGAGTTTAGAATTCTTTCTTGCACCGAAGTGTTGATCCGAAATTATGCCGACCTTCACTTTTTTTGTCTCCTACTATTTTCTTGTGCAGTTTTCATAAGATGTTCATCGTGAGTAATGATTTGAAGATTTTCTGGATGATGCACTCCACCCTCAAATAAAGGAACGATATGGTCTACATCATACTGTATTCCTGTGGTAAAAGTCAAGTGCTGTGCTTCTTGATATATTTCTTGAATTTTTCTAAGTTCTTTTTCAGAAATTTCTATTGGAATACCTTGTTTTAATCTAGCATATCTTCTTCTTTGCCTTTCAGAATTTACTGCCTTTCCTCTTTCGCTTTTAGCATATTTTCTTTTTATATCATTTACCTTTTCTCTATTTTTCTCATTATAATTTTTTTGCTTCTCCTTTGTTCGGTAAGGTTTCATCAACTCTTCATTACTGAGTTTTTCTAATCCTTTTTTAATGGCACAAGGAGCACAATTGTAACTACTGACATACTTTTCATAACTGCCGCAGTGTTTACATGCAGTAGAACCAATATAAGTTTTTTTACCTTCTTCTATTGCTTG